AGTTTGCAGTTACAATTGGGGTGCTTCCACCGTTACCATTAGTTTGAGTCCACGCAGCGTTATCAAACTGCTCACTATACTGAAGCAAATTATAAGGCACTAACTCAACCAACCCCGCAGAGTTAACTCGTGTTGCTGTGGTCGCTCGTACGACTGACATATCGCCCGAACCATCGGAGGGAATAACGGAATATAATTTGCCCTCCTTATATCCGTTTGGCGTTATGCAAATACTAGCCTGTGATAATAGACTCATGATAAGCTATTTAGAAATGATATTAAACAGTTTTGTGCCTCAAATGTACCGCCATCAGCTTGCACTCTGTTGCGAAACGATACAGCTATATAGTTAGGGTCGCCAATATAGTTTGCCCCAACAGCATTTAATATGCCACCAATGATCCACATATTACCACATTGCTACGATATTGCTAGCCGTTGTGTTGGCAGCAAATACTCTTACAACATTGACAGGAAGTGTTGTCCCGCCTAATACGTTTGTGAATACCACATCATCGCCGCCCTCGGTTAAAACGCGAAGGTTGCCACCAGTGCCAATATAAAGGACACAAGGCCAGCTTGGAGTCGTTCCGTCACCGCCTACGTATGGGATGTTCACTGTATCACTTGGGGTTACAGCGGCTGCGCGCTGTACTTGTAATTTTTGATATGCCATCTCTTTTTAATTTATAAGACAAAGATAGGCAATATTTTAAAACGAAAAAGCCACCGGTTAAGGTGGCTCGACTTTTTATAGTAGTTTAGTTTTATTCGTATTTCACCGCTCTAGCCATTTCAACTACCGCTGAATCAGTCCCATCGTTTAATTGAACAGCAAATAATAAATAATTGTCAACAGTTGGGTTAAATGCAACCGATGTTTGTGCTGTACTTGTTGCAGCATAATCAGACAATGCAGTTGTATTTGCAGGATAAACAGTTAGTGTATTTGCACTTATTCTAGCAGTTCTAATACCCTGAATTAAAGTATTTGGATTTGAACTAAACCATGCTAAAGCATTTGCTCCTGTTAATGTATTAGATGTATTAATATAAACAGTAGAAGAATAATTTGCAGCAGTACCTGTTTTTTGATACCTAGCCATAAACTCAAGAGCTCCTCCTGCAGATGTAAATGTATTTGCAGGAATAAGAATATTTTGAGAGATTGTAGTGTTTGTCGTACCTGTTACAGCAGTTCCGTTTGTTACTTTTAAATCAATAACAGATGGGTTTGCTGAAACATTCTGAGACACAGTGTCAATAACATCTTGCATTGTATATATCTCACGCTGCGAATTAGCTAATGCTGATCCACGCTCAACTGTTTGAACACCTGCCGGTACTGTGTGGAACTTTTGTCCCGATGGAATTGTTGCCATATATTATTTTTTTACGCTCTTGCCGTTTGCACCGTTTCGAGCTCGGTTTTTACTTGGGTTTTCTTTTACAAATTTACCACTTTTTGTGGAACTCATATCAGGCCCTCCTTTCCCGTCGATACCATTGGCACGACGAGCTTTCGTATGATCAGCCCGATACTTCTTTCGCTCTTCAGTAGAATTCAATTCACGCTGATATTCACGCCTCTTCTCCGCTGCCTTCGGATTGGCCGCGTAATACTTCGATGTCTTGCTTTGTCCCATAGAACAGTTTATTTATTAGTAGATCTGGGTTGTTAAGAGAGTCCTGCCTCTCTTGACATCCACAGTTTTCAGTCTTCTCAATGCCAATAGCAGAAGCGACTGCTGCGATGGTGTCACCTAGACCTTTGTGATTTCTTATAATTAGCATAGTTCTGCATTGCTTCTTTTCTAGCGTCGCCTTTCTTCCAAGCGCCAAATGCCATCTTCTCAGCTCTCTTAGCTGTGGCAAACTTCACGACCTCACCCCTCTTCTTGGCCTCATTGTAGGCCTCTGAGGTGTTTGGCATGTCAGTCCAATCCTTGTACTCATGCGACCCTGGTTTGTTTGGGAAAACGGTTGGAAATGCCTCCTTACCACGGCTAGACATCAAGTGTGAGGATACCTCACCGTTTGGCATGTTGACATACTCTTCGCCACGCATCTCACGGATCCTTTTCTTCTTTCCTAAAAACTCAATGTCCTTATTCTTGAATGGTATATTGTTCATCCTTTCTTCCATTTAGTACTAGGTGATGCGGTCTTGCTTGGGCTCCATTTAACTTTATCAGCCCAAAACGCAGCACTCATCTTACCTTTTGATATATTCTTGGCGTGACGGCTTTTGAAAGCATCACGTTGACCTGCAGTCTGATTGGTCTTAACACCCTGCTGCCCAAACCTGATCAATTTTACTTCATCGCCTTCTTTGGCGACCACTACATGGCTCTTAGTCGGGTGACTAGGAGTGCGCTTGGGCTGATTGTAGCCACTAACGCCCGCTCTTTCTAGTCTTGGGTCTTTCATCTTTCTTTGCTGTTTTAGCGGCCTTTTTGAAGTTACTTGCTGTTGGAGCTCCTTTCTCTCCAGGCTTGCGCATTGTCTCACCTGATCCAGCTTTAATTCGTTCTCTTTTTGCGTGAATGTTGCTATATAGTCCCATTATCAATATATTTGTACAAATATAATGAAAGTTAGAAAAACAATCATCTACGAAAGGATAGTACAACGCGAACCGCTGAAGTATGACTTTCTTACAGAGTGGGCAATCGTTAGACGATGGGCCCAAGTAAACTATGGCATCAGACTGTCAGATCTTGAGATGCTGTTCTTTTTACATGGCAACAGACTGTTCAGAAAGTCAGACTTTGACGAATACAAGAACTTCATGACCTGGGATAGAGACCGCTTCAACAGATTGTTGAAAGAGGGATGGATAACAGAATGGCGACAGAAAAATTACAACGAAGGCCAGCTGTATGAGGTGTCTTTTAAGGCCAAGAAAATGATTACGTCGATCTATAAGAAGTTGACCGGTGAAGAACCAATACCAACATCTGTAAGACGCAATAAGGCCTTCCGAAAAAACGCACCGTTCAATCAGAAGACCTTAGCTATTGCAATCACAGATTTTAATCGAAGACGCAAACAACGTCCTTCTCCTGAATTATAGTCATCCTTTCATTATCAAGGATGATCTCGTGGCTTTGCACTTTGTCGTAAAGGATAGTATCCTCGGAATTTATGCCGAGGATGTTATCGCCTACTTTGTAGACAATAGCCTTATGGTAACGCATCTCATTGGCGTCCTCGCCAGTCAGAAGCAAACCACTCTTGGTCTGCTTTTGCTCACTTACTCGCTTAACGAGCAAGTATTTACTTAATACCTTCATCTGCTCTGATATTTGTGATTATTGCATTTGTGCTCATGATTGTAGTCGCTACAGACACAGCGTTCAATAAGGCGTTCTTTGTAACCTTAGCCGGGTCAATAATACCAAGCTTGATCATGTCACCATACTGCTCACCCTTCACGTCATAGCCCTCGTTAGGGAATGGTATGATGCTGTCCATGATTTCTTGAGCGTCCTTGCCAGCGTTCACAAGTATCTGCCACATTGGAGCTGTTATAGCTCTGAACATAATTCGCTCAGCAGCACTCATCTTGCCGCGTAAGTGCGTGATTGCATACTCAAATAGAGCAACACCGCCTCCAGGAAGGATACCCTCCTCTAAGGCCGCCTCAACAGCGCAGACAGCGTCATCGATGCGATCGCGCTTCTCCTTCTGCTCAATGTCACTGAGAGCACCTACGTAGATCACAGCAACACCACCTGATAGATTGGCTGCACGCTCCTTGCGGTTATCCATCTCTTCTTTAGTGATGCCGTCGAAGATAGTCTCGTTGATGTCGGCAATGCGCGCGTCTATGCTATCTTGAGAGCTAGCATAAGGCATAAAGATCGTATGGTCCTTGCCAACAATCACCTTAGAGCACCTACCTAGGTGTGCCACATCAATCAACGACAAGTCATCACCAGTGTCCTCACTGAAGTATGTGCCGTCCAATGCGATCGCTAGGTCTTCCAACAAATCTTTCTGACGGTACCCGAAGTTCGGCGGCATAATGTGGCATGCCTTGATCTTGCCCTGAGCGACATTTATATTAAGGGTATTAAGTGCAGCAGGTGTCATCTCACCGATGATGAGTAGTGACTTGTTCTGTGCGACAACATGTTGGAGAACGCGCTCAATGTTGAGCAGGTTATTGATCTCTTGGTCAGTGATCAAGACATATGGGTTCTCTAGGATGGCCTCCTGGCGCTTGTAGTCAGTGATGAAATGGCGACTAGTCCAACCTCGGTCAGTCTTAATCCCCTTGATCACCTCAACATACGTGTTGTGGTCCTTGCTGTTCTCAACAGATACCATCTTAACCTCACTGAACGCGTCAGCGATCATACCACCAATTGTCGTGTCATTGTTTGCACTGATAGACGCAACGTCCTTAAGCTTCTTACCTGAGAGCTTCTTGGCTCGTTTGGTCAAATGCTTCACAACGTCAGTTGTGATCTCATTGATCTCACGGATCACCTCAGTCACGTTGTCATCTGAAGTAATTACATCGGATGCCGCATCAACAATGGCCTCAGCGATCACGATTGACGTGGTTGTGCCATCACCTGCAACAGTAGCTGTCTTCTCAGCAGCCTGTCGCATCATCATAACAGCCAAATTCTCAACCGGGTCGTAGAGATTGATCGACTTAGCGACCGTCACACCGTCCTTTGTTACTGTAATACCACCAACGTGATGCTCTGATTCAATCAAGACCGTCCGGCCTCGCGCACCTAATGTGCTTTTTACAGCTCCAGCGATCGTTTTGATGCCTTTAATGAGCTTTTTACGACCTTCGTCGCCTAAATGTACATGTTTTACTACCATTTCACTTGATTTTTTGACAAATCTAGTGATTTTTAATGAAAAAGCCCTCACTTGGAGGGCTTATCTATTATTTTCTGCTATTGATGAGCTTTTGTTGCCTCTCAATAGTGTTCTGATTGGCTGGATTGGCGTCAGATCCTCTAAATCCTTTCACCATGTCTCTAGTAAAGTAGTCACCACCACCCTTCTCATACATCTTGTCAGCAAACTTAGCCGCTCTGCCTAACTGCTTAGCCTCAGCTCCCATCATCTTGACACCCTCACGGTTGCCCTCCTTGCGGTAAGCACTCTTAAGTTGACTAGCCTCAGCTTGAGCACGCTTGATAACAGGACTTGTGTCTTCATTAACGTTTAACGATCCACCACTTGGTAACGGCTTAGCAAACGCCTCGAACTGCTTTCTCTCACGGTTGTATCCAGGAGCAGCCTTAGTCTTCTCAGTAGTAACGCGAGCAGCACCTAAACTTCCACTTGGATTCTTAGCTCTAACAAGCTTGTTACCACCACCAGTCATAGCTGCACTAGTTTTGGTTTTAGTGGTTACAGAAGACGGACCCTTAAACTCACCAAACTCTTGGATTTTCATTTCTTTGAGCTTACCTTTTGGTGTCTGAATGGTCGCCTTATTGGTTGGCATCTTGGTCATCTTCTCGTTCTTTGGCGTGTCCTTGAACTCACCCATCTTTGTAGATTTAGCCGTTCTGGTGTATGAAACATCACCACCACTTCTGATAACTGGCTCATCAAAGTCTTCACTTAACTTATTGGTCTTGCCGGTTAAGTAACTCTTCAATTCTGCCGGTACACCCTTTCGGTTGAACTCAGCTGATCTCTGACCCTTTTGGTATTGAGATCTTACTTCAGGCCAGCTTGTTCCTGTTCCTCCACTTGATAAGCTAGCGCCTACAAAACTAGGGTCAGCTACGCGAGCTCCTGTCTTTGGGTCTACTATCTTGGTCTTCTTTACTGCCATGTTATAGATAATTTAAAAATAAAAAAATGAAAAAGAAACTCCGGCCTAAGTTCCCCTTCTGAAGGCAAATAGTCAAAACCTACTGATAGGCCGAACGTCGGATAGAGTGTAATTATCATACTGCAAATATAAGGATTATCAGATATATGGATTGTTTGGGTAATACCCCCAATGCACGCGAGCCGGCGCGAAAGGAAAACGATCTGTAGTTGACCCCGGGGGGTCTGCTTTCCGAACTTTTCGGCCGGATTTTTTGGCTTTTCCAGTAGGCCTGCCGTTTGTCGTCAATACCAATACAGGCGGGCTACAGGACGCGCTGCCGTTTGTCATGTCGCGCGCTAGGCTTGTCTTATAATTTGCATTATGTTAAATAGAATGTACTTAAAAGCAAGCGGCGCGCCTGCCGTTCGGCCGGTCAATCGATCGGCCTGCCGTTGCGTTGTGCGTGTTGGTTGCAGGTGTGGAAGGTGGGGGTTGCCCTTACCTACAAAAAAAATGATCAAATCATTTCACGCGCTTCCTGGAAACGCATATTTTGTAACTACCTGTAAATCAACCTTTTACATTCAAAAGACAACCTGTCCTTATTTAGAATGAATATAAATTAGCATAAAATGTGAAAATAATTGTCAAAGTATAGTTGACAATCAAAATAGTTATTGTAGTTTTACATCAAGCAAACGAGCTAACAACAACACTTGACAAGCGACACACATGGGGGATTCAATTACGACTCTTAGTTCTAGCAGTCACTGCGACAGAGACTAGATGAAAGTAATAAGAGCTTAGGAGAAACCTACTGAGAACGAACATGAATGCGAGAAGCGAGCTTATAAACTCAGCATATCAGTCAAGTAAATTAATAAATGCAAGCCTTTAGACGTACAAGCGACGAGCCATGTTGCTAAAGGTGACCCAAAAGATAAAGCACTGCTAAGCTCCTTTCGAGGATACAGCCGAGGCAGCTGCGGTTCAAAGTAGGTCTGCTACACTAGCTCTAAGCTCAGTTCATTGACATACGATACTATTTGAGGCCATAAGCGGTGCTGAGGCCAACACAATAGCACAAATCTAGGACGAACCTAGGGCATGCAGTACATTACTCAGGTGGCTGCATGTCGACACCACAGCGCAAGCTGTAGGGAATAAAAGAGAGCATGCGGTTTCACGCGGCATGCAAAGCATTAGGTGCAGTTAGGATGACTAATTAATGAGAGCGATACTCACTGCACCACTAAAACAACACAACATGGAAATAGGTAAAAGAGTAACATTTGGAGTTAATCAAAGCCCAATAGTTGAGGACAATGTACTTATTGTTTCTATTGAACAAGACGACGTCCAAAGCCCCACATTTGTATATGAACGTATGAATGGTGAACGTAGAACTGCATTTTTAAACAACATTAAATTAATCAACAATGGAAACTAGAGTAATCAGAATCGAGGGCCGTTACGAAATCATCGGTTTCTTCCAAGAAGGCGTACTAATCAAGACACGCAAATTATTAATCCCTTTTAGATACAGATAATGAATGAGAGAATCAATATGAAGCAATCATTAATAGATGCAATGGTTGCTTACGAAATTATGAAAGGTAGAACCAACATTTCAAAACAAACATTAGCCAACTTCGGCTTATTTGCTAACCAATTAACACACCCAAAACAATGACAACACTACAAACATTCAAAGCTATCATCAACGGGACGTTGGTGGTAGTTGACCAGATCAAAGGCAACAACGGACGTCAAGACATCCGCTACAAATTGCATCGCACAGAGTACACCAACAATGGTTGGGTGGTTGTTTTCCCGGAGACAACGTTGCATGCCGATGACTATTGGAGATTGCACCCACAGCAGGTTAACTGATGAGCACTTCAATAGTCGAAACATGAGCGAGTTCACGAGCTCACTCATGTCTTAACCAATTAAAAAAAAACAACATGAAAGCAGTTATCATCGTAGCAAAGGCCATCCAAATATGCATGGCAAGTTCAGTAGGCATTGCAGTAGCATTTGCCTTGTACAAAGTAGTTACAAACCAAGCCACCGGCATGACAATCTAATGAATGCGACACTTCAATTCTTTAATCGCTCCGGCAAGGTCGTTGTGATTAGGCGCGAGTTCAGCGACAAAAAACACCTAGACAATTTTATCAACTACACCACACGCCGGTTCGGGTACTCACTCGACGAGGTGTGGTATTAAACTTAGAAGCTATGAAATTATTTGCAGTCCACCATGTGTTTGATTGTTTAGACTACAACGAACACTTTTATTTCCAGTCATTCGGTGAAGCGTTTGACCTATTCACTGAAATCAAAGAAGCCATCCAAACGCACAGAACAATAGTCGAAACTTACACCGACTCAACTGATGAGTTTTCCGTGCACTTAGACGACGGCTTAGAAAGAGTATACATCCAAACAATTGACCTATGAAACTAGTAGACAAAGACACTATACCAATCAAGGGTGTTATGTACACTCTGAATGGTGAATATGAATTAGTTGGTGAGTTGGGTATATCCGACTACCTTATTGTTAAATGCCCTGAGACGGGCCAATGCTTTATAATAAAATGAAAATCGTAATCACACAACACTACGGGTTTGCCCACTACTGGACATTAATCTACCGCAACAAACGCTATCACTTAGGCCAAGACGTAAAGTTCTGCAATCGCGTTCTCAATATGCTACCACGCGACGTGGTCGAAGCAATCGGTGACAACGACCTGAGTAACGAGAAGACCAACAGAAAGCTCGCTCGCTTCATCGTTTCAACGCTGAAGGAAAGACACTTGATCAACTTTAAAAACTTACAGACATGGGAACTTTGTGCAGACTAAAAGATTGGATTGCCGATGGCAATGTCACAATCATCAATGGCTTCTACGCCACGCAATGCAGCCAATACACCAACCGACTCACCTTACGCCAACTTGTGGCGTATTTTATCAGAGAATACGGCGTATGACGCTACAGCCCTTATAAACACTAGGTTCATGACGACTCATGACGACTTTATGACGACTTTTTTTCATATAACACACTGTTTCTCAGTGTGTTACACCGAAATATGACGAAATGACGAAAAAATACCCCTATAGGGAGAAAATAAATACACATATATATAGTATACTATATAGTATATATTTTTTTTTTTGAAAATATAGGTAAAAAATCGTCATATCGTCATAAACCTAGATTCTATAAGGGTTTGAGCCACATAATTTCGTCATATTGCCGTCATAAATCGTCATAAACCCCTTAATTTCGTCATATGAACAATGTAATCGCAGCCTTTTTAGAGGGCAAAAAGAAAAAACAAGGTAACGGCCAAACGGATGGCCGCTCATTATTTCTATTCGGAAACTTGATTGCCGAGCACCGCGAAGATGGCCTGTATGTCACCAATGCCGGATGGCCGACCCGCACGACCAACAAGTGGCTAAATACACTTCCGAACGTAAGTGTATACATGAAAAGAAAAGAGCCCTACCTAAACGGCAACCAATGGGACGGCGAGATGACGCGTGTTAATCACAATCCTCAGCCGCATGCACCGCATGCAGGCATGTGCTTCGATGAGAGTCAAGAGTACGTCCGCTTGGATGGTTGGAGAGGCTATGCCAAGCCAAAGTATTCAGTTCACTGCGAGCCTGACACTGGTGCATGGGACGACAGCCCATACCCGAATGCTGAGCGCAACATCAAGGCTAAAACTTCTGAGCTCCGACGCAATAAAATACCATACAAGATCGTTACCCTTGAAACGTCAAACGTTTTTTGCGTCAACCACTTTATTGTTATACCACCAAAATTTTACGATGAATACACCCGGAATATTAATTAACGTAGTCAAATACCATGGGTACATTACATTCGAATGTTTAGAATGCTTTCAGCAGACTATAATAGATCGCGGTCAAAGGTCATTTCCTTTTAATGAGGACAACTTTTCAGCTGATGATGAATTAGAATGCCAACACTGCAGAACAATGCACTACGTATCAGGACTTATTGAAAATAAATTAATAATAAAAAAATCACATGATAACTAAACACGACCTTGACTACCATGGTTATGAAACCATGGAAGCCTACTTCGAAGCCATCTGCCAACAGATTGAGCAGAACAATTTATCAACCGCCAACGACATGAAGTCAAGGCTAAGCCGCCAACAATTACGCGACTTCGAGGACTTCATCTCAGAGGCATATTACTATGAAAGCTATGACAATACGTTTCACTGAAAGTTGGCCGGCCGGTAGGACTATCGGCCTGTCAGTATCCCTGAGTTTGGATGACAGGGAGATACTCATCCATTTTTTATTACACGGAATATCTATTAAGCTATGATGAACAAAAGGATGCAGACCAAGTACATGACGGTCTTAGAGGACATGTATGTAAGAGACAGCTATACCTTAGCTGAGATCAGAGAAAAGCACCGAATCAGCCAATACTTTTTAATAGTGGTAAAGAAACTAGGCTATGTTAAAAAGATTGATGGCAAGAGGCAATACACTTGGAATAGCGGATCCCCAACCAAGCGACATCTCAACCGGATCAAGGTCGAGTTGATGACGGTGATGTTAAAGAAAAAGAAGACAACACCACGTCCAGAAAAGACAGTTATTAAATTATTTTGGGGGCTTATCACTTATGAAAAATAAATTCCACATCTGCTACAACCTGAGTCCAATCCTCTGCTCAGGTGTAACGATAGAGGCAGACAGCGTTCAAGAGGCAATTGACAAATCAAAAATTCCGCAACATGAAATCATCTATGTCGCCAACCTTAAAGCGGTACATCGTGACCTATGACAATGGCAAGTCACTAAAGCTATTCGCTACTAATCCAATGACAGCTATGACTCTTGGTAGTATTGTCAGTGATCATATCATCACAGACGTGAAGCAGGCTGTAGTTCAAATGAGTATTAACAAAATAAATCCAAACTAATATGTATGCAATACTCTTTATCGCAACAATGCTCGGGATGGGCCTTGTTGCACGCATCAAGAACGATATCCTACGGGCTGCCATTGGGCTGCCAATGGTCGTCGCAATGTTCATGTTAGGCATGATGACCTTTGCATCAGCAATCAGTGCGCAGTGGAAGCCTGATCGGGCTGACTACGAGGTCTTGAGTGACGGCAACTTCTACACCACTGCTCACGACATGAACACAGCATTATCCATTGCACTCAATACCCTTGAGTACAACGGAGCTAAGATGCATACGCTGAATGTCAACCGCAAGGATGTTGACGCGCCATTGTATAATTACTTCCACCGTTCAGAAGAAGAGGGCCGATTCTACATGGTCTACGTTGCAAGAACAAAGACGGGCTATGTCATTTGGTTTAGATATCTACCTGAGGGTCCGGTAGAATTTGAGGAAGAATATACAATCATTGAGTATGAAGGCTTGGAATGACATCACTCAGCATCACACACCATGGAAGACAATAGATGGCGAGTACTTCATTGACATGGGTGTAAAGATAGAGAGGCTCCACAGCGGAGCCTTTCGTATCTACAATGTAAACACTAATAACTTCGTAGAAGTGAGCCAAGACCAATACGATATATTCAATCGCCATGGCTTTAAGCCAGGCGCATATAGGGTCATGATGGATCATCTTGTTGATGAGGTTAGGAGGTCTAAATATAATTTAGACAAACGAAAGAAAATTATTGCAAAATATTTGCAATTCAAAAAGAAATATATTAATTTTGTTCAAATTTAATTAACAATATGTCGCACTGGAGAAATTTAATGAAAGACAATAAGTACCTAGGGAGTTGGGACTTAGAGGTCGACGGCAAGTATGAGCCGAGAGTAGTAACAATCGAGAAGATTTATCAGGACGTAATGGTCGGTGAGATGGGTAAGGAAGACAAGGTGTTCATCAAGCTCAAAGAGTTTCAGAAGAGCATGGTAGCCAACCGGACGAACTTTAAAAGACTAGAGATATTCTTTGGGTCATTCAACTTCAACGACTACATTGGTAAAGAGATTGTGCTTGGTGTTGAGAAGGTTAAGAGTCCACAGGGTGTGGTTGATGCATTGCGATTTAGCACACGTCCGTTACCTAAGAAGGAGAAGCCAACCATCACACCTGAGCGATTCTCCAAGGCCTTGCAGGCCATTGCTGATGGCAAGACCACAGCTGAGAAGTTAATCGCTGATTTCAATCTAACACCTGAGCAACATGCTGAAGTTACGAGCAAGTAAGTGTGCACCGCTATTCAATAGCGGCTCACCGGGACTGACGCCATTACAAGCTGCAACGCTTGATGGCTTACTCAGTAAGATAGAGTTGACGGCTGCTCAGGCTAAGAAGCGCGACGAGTTGGTTGCTAAGCGTGACGCTAAGCCTGACCTAAGTCAAGGTGCCAAGACGTTGATCGAGGAAATCATTGACGAGAAGGTATACCAGTACAAAGATCACTTCTGGAGCAAGGAGACTGACAAGGGCACTGCTGTTGAGGACGAGGCAATTGAGCTATACAACCGCATCTTCTTTACGTCATACAATAAATTGTCTGACAATGACAAGTACGCATACCTCGACACACCACTTATGCATGGTCACCCTGACGTTGTTGACAAGGAGAGGCTCAAGGTGTTGGACATCAAGTCGTCATACACCAAGAAGACATTCCCAAAGACTGAGGAGAAAGCCGCTAAGAAGGTTAAGGAGTCAGGGTATGACTGGCAGGTGAAGGCATACCTATGGATGCTACGTCAAATGACTGGCCTTGATTGGCGTGATGGTGAGGTGGCATACATGTTATGCAACACGCCTGAGGAATTGTTGGGTGAATGGGACGAGCCGTCGTTGCACTACATGGATGACATTGACGACAATATGCGTGCGACGATTGTGAAAGTCACTCTGACCGACGATGACATTACAACGATTGAGAATTGGCTTAAGGTGGCTAATGATTATGCTGATAAGTATATTGCTGTACTAAAAACCAAGAACTCATGAGAGTCCGGTTGTTGACAGATGGTGGCTATGGCTTACGTCATGATGAGGTCGGTAAGATCTACGAGGCCAAGCGTCACAACTATGGCTACTTAGTTAATGTTGGTAGTGATGAGTTGTATTTCTACTCTGATGAGGTTGAGATAATTCAAGACCACATTTACTTCTTAGAAGTGGCAGAAGACAAGGCTGCTTTTAAATACCTTGTCGCAATAATTATAGCGACCATGCTATGCATAGCCGCAACTATTTATGTAATCTTTTAATTATCTATATGTTTAAATTCAAAGGGATTGTCTACAAGGTAGGCAACTTGGAGGTCATCTCCGAAAAGTTCAGCAAACGCGAACTAGTGTTAACCGATGCTGCTGAGCAGTATCCGCAGTACATTTCATTTACATTTGTGAAGGACAAGTGTGCACTTCTTGACAACCTAGCTGAGGGCCAGGAGACAGAGGTATCGTTCAGTTTGAAAGGCCGTGAGTGGACCAGTCCGCAGGGTGATGTCAAGTACTTCAACACAATTGAGGGATTTGCAGTGACTGGTACAACTGTAGCGCCTAGCGCTCCAGGATCAGGTCACACTGACGACCTACCATTTTAAGAAGTTGTTTGACCCACTAGTCTGGGGATTGGTTTGATTGATGGGTGTTGACTAGGGCACCCATTTTTAATCTAATGTAATATGTGGTATAAAACGTCAACGGCTGACAATCTTCAGACCGACCCAATTGTCGATAGGGTAATCAATAAGTATCATAAGAGGTCTCAAGCTGGCATAAAGAAGTATGGTACGATGCTAACGCGCGACGACCTAAGTACACTTGATTGGTTGAAGCATTTGCAGGAAGAGTTGCAAGACGCAACTCTCTACATTGAGAGATTGATGATTGTGAATAAACAAATTGAAAGAGTCGCAGTTCATAATTTCATGAGGGCATTAAACATAACTCCTTCAAGTAAATTTGAAATAACAGATAAAGATGGCAACCCTAAAATCATATTAGTTGCTGATTTATTAAACGAAACCTTTAAACAACAAGAACAATGAAACAGACAGCAGTAGAATTTTTTTTGAATTGGATTTTAAAAAGATTTGATGATTACAATCAAGACTTTAAAAAATACGGAGGACTTTAAAATAAAATGAAATGAAGACAGCAGTAGAATGGCAATTTGAACAATTCTTTAACTCTTTTGAAAAATTCAATAATGGAGAATGTACATTTAATGACTATCTCAAAAGAAATTTAGAAATCAGAGAACAAGCCAAAGAAATGGAGAAGAGGCAGATTAAAGATGCTTACCTAAATGGTAGATATGATGCAGATAAAATTGTAATGTCCCATAATTTTTATGCAGAACAATACTACAACCAAACCTTTAAATCAGAATAAGATGAAGCTAAACCAAAACGACAGACGTGAAGAGGTAGCTGCTTACACAACAATGATACTAATAGGAGTAGTATCAATATTACTAATCATTCATTTCATTACAACATGAAAAACTACGAACGAGTCCTGCACTTATTGGCAGGCATAGCACTTGGATATTTAATGTTTGGATTATGACAAAGAGAGACATCATTATAATCATCTTCATACTTATGATAGGTATGGCGATAGGTTATCTGCTTGGCCGCAGAAAGCCAGAGAAAGAATTCCATGTCATTGAGGTACCAAAGACCAGTGACATTACTGACGGATTGACCGGACGTAAATTAACTTATTATGAGAATTTGTATGCTAGATCAAATAAAACAATGGATTAAAAGAGACGGCCTAGATGGCCCCAGTCAGCGAATTGACTTGGTATACAAGCGAAACTATTTGTTCAGTATACTTCGAGAAAACATGACGCTTCAAGAGATCGGTAGGTTATTCAATAGAAGACACTCATTGGTCATTCATGGTATCAAGACGCATGAGAAGATGATGTCTGAGACTTATGAATACAATGGTATGGAGATCAAGGGAAACCTTGCTTATTTGGCGGTGATTAACGAATATAAAAAAGAATATGATAACCTACTTTCAAACAGTAACGAACACCAGCAAGCCGTTCTACGTGTCTTTAGAGACAGCTCTACAGAGGATCAGGGAGGGAAAATCGCAGCAGATAGTGGAGCAGGTGAGAGCCCTTACTCAAAAGGATGCGCGCAATGAGAAGAAGAAGTTACTACCAGCCATTTGCTTTAGCGGTAAGTTTGAGAAACGTGCCGACACTGCATGCATGGATCACAGCGGAGTCATCTGCTTAGACTTTGATGGATTTGACAGCGACCAAGAGCTAGAGGAATTTAAGTTTGACTTGATGCTCGATAAGTTTACCTTGTCTGTTTTCTTATCCCCATCAGGTGATGGGCTCAAGGTATTGGTAAGAATACCAAAAGACATTGAGAACCATAAGCTATACTTCAAAGGCCTAGAGAAGTACTACAACCGCAAGGAATTTGACACCACTAGTCAGAACCTCAGCCGAGTGTGCTATGAGTCGTATGACCCTGAGCTGTATTACAACTCAGCGGCTGAGATGTTTACTGATATGGTTAGGCCGACGGTTGTACAACAACGTGTTGCACAAACAACAACCATCCGACTTAACGACTACAACGAGATAGCCAGACGTCTTTTGACATGGTGGGGCAAGAGCTATGGCATGGTACCAGGACAGCGCAACAATAACCTCTATGTGTTAGGTGTAGCCCTAAAGGAGTATGGCATTGACAAGACAATGGCCCATTCAATCATGAACGATCAGGACCAAGGCGGTGAGATGGCTTCAGAGATAGTGACGATTGTGAATAGCGCATACAAGGACATGTCGACGTTTGGCACTAAGTTTTACGACGAGTTTGAGAACGTAAAGAACGAACTGAAGAGAGGTGTTCCTGCAGAGAAGGTCGCTGAGAAGTACCAGATCGAGGATCTGCCTGAAGTCACTGAGTTCTGGACCAAGTCAAGCAAGGGCAAGGTTGAGGTAGTGCCGCACTTATTTAGATTGTTTCTAAATAACAACGGATTCTTCAAGTACTATCCACCTGGATCAAGGACGTTTGTGTTTGTTAGGGTGCTTGACAACTTGATGAGCGATGTGACTGACGATATGATTAAAGATTTTGTGTTGGACTATCTGATGGACATTGATGATATGATGGTTTACAACTACTTCGCCATGAACACCAAGTTCTTTCAGGAGACCTTCTTAAATTTTGTACCTAAGATTGACGCTGTGTTTAAAGAAGATACAATTAACAGCGCTTACCTGTACTACTTGAACTGCGCTGTTCAGATCACTAAGGATGGTGTGAATGTAATTGACTATAAGGACTTAGGTGGTCACGTATGGGAGATGCAGCGCATTGACAGAGAATTTGTGTTCAGAGATGATGTCGCAGAATGCGAGTTCGAGACATTTGTTCAAAACATTTCAGGAGACGATAAATCACGCAAGCAATCAATGGAATCAACTTTGGGTTACATGATGCACAGCCATAAACCAGCTAGCTATTGCCCGGCTGTCATTTTAAACGACGAGGTCATTAGTTCTAATCCTGAGGGTGGTACTGGTAAGGGTATCTTTGTCAACTCGATCAACCACATGAAAAAGATGGTGAAAATTGACGGCAAGGGGTTCAGCTTCCAGAAGTCATTCCCATACCAACGCGTGCAGGTTGACACTCAGGTGTTGGTCTTTGATGACGTGTCTAAGGGGTTTGCCTTTGAGAACTTATTCTCAGTGATCACTGAAGGTATTACTTTGGAGAAGAAGAACAAGGACGAGATTCACATTCCTTTTGAGCGATCGCCAAAGATATTCATCACGACAAACTATGCCATCAAGGGTGCAGGGAACTCATTTGAGCGACGTAAGTGGGACCTTGAGTTCAGACAGTATTACACCAAAGAGAAGACGCCTGAGGATGAGTTTGGTCACATGCTATATAGCGGATGGAACGAGAGTGAGTGGATTAAGTTCGATAACTACATGATCCGGAACCTTCAGTTGTATTTGAAGAAAGGATTGGTTGAGACTGAATTCAAGAACCTTAAGGTCCGTAAGCTAATCGCTGAGACATCACCTGAGTTTTGGGAGTGGGCTACAGCTAGAGACAACATGGACACCAAGCCAAACGCTAAGTCGGTCGGCCAGGACATGCTCAACAGATTTGTTGCTGACTACCCAGACTATGACCGATATGGTAGGTATAAGCTATCAAACGCTAAGTTCTACCATTGGCTTGATGCGTATGGTGAGTATGCGTTCGGTCAGAAACCAAGGGCATACAAGGGCATGAATGGTAAGGAGATTCATTTTATTGTTAAACAACCAACACAAACAAAGTTATGTTAGCACTAGTCATACTCCAGAAACGCATGGAGGCCACCATTGAGGTGATGAATATGAACAAAAGTAAAAAGATAAGCAAGGAGCTTAATGATATGCTTAATTCATATTTGAACGCTATAGGATTGCTTAGGGGGTTTCATATGCAGTGGTATGCTGACCCTTACTACGCCATCATGGCATTGAGAAGAGAGTTGTCATCGGTGAGTAAGTCTAAAGAGCTTACAGAAGAATTAAATAATGCAATTAAATTATTGAAAGATGAAGACGCTAAGAAGCTATCAAAGTGATATCGCATCCAAGGGTGTAGATATACTTAAGAAGAACAACCTGCTTTATCTCGCCATGGAGGTGCGCACCGGTAAGACGGCCACCTCTTTAGAGATAGCTAAAAGGTTTGGCGCTAAGAGGGTATTATTCCTTACAAAAAAGAAGGCCGTTGGATCTATTATGATGGACTACGTAGAGTTTGGTCATGACTTTGTCATTGAGATAATTAACGACGAGTCCATGCATAAGGCACAGATGACTGACCCTGATCTAATTATTCACGATGAGCACCACAGATTTGGTGCCTTTCCAAAGCCAGGGTTGTACACCAAGATGTACAAGAAGATGTACAGCCATTTGCCGATGATCTTCTTGTCAGGCACCCCATGCCCTGAGTCATACTCACAGATGTACCATCAGTTCTGGGTGAGCGACCATTCGCCATTTAGAGAGTACAAGAACTTCTACCGATGGGCCGATGACTACGTCAATAAGTTCGACCGGGTGATCAATGGATTTAAGGTAACTGACTACTCAAGCGGAATGGAGCTCAAGATAATGTCAAATGTGGCTCATCTGATGATCAGCTTCACGCAGTCACAGGCTGGCTTTGAGACATCGATTGAGGAGGAAGTTCTGTATGTCGACATGTCGGAGAAGACAAAGATGATTGTGAAGAAGTTGGAGCGCGACTTGGTTGTTGAGGGGAAGGACGAGGTGATACTTGGCGACACGCCAGTCAAGCTGATGCAGAAGCTCCATCAGTTGTGGAGTGGCACTGTGAAGTTTGAAAGCGGTAACAGCATGACGATTGATATTACTAAGGCTGAGTTCATTAAAAACAGGTGGCATGACAAAAAAATAGGTGTATTCTATAAGTTTAAAGAAGAATTGAGCGCGCTTAAGTTTGTCTTCGGTAAAGATTTAACTGAGAGTTTAGAAGACTTTGATACTGGTCATTACAAGGTGATTGCACTACAGATTGTATCAGGGCGCGAGGGTATATCGCTAAAGAATGCTGACTATGTGGTCTTCTATAATATTGACTTCAGCGCCACGTCGTACTGGCAAGCGCGCGACCGAATGACCACCATGGAGCGTAAGTTCAATAAGGTCTACTGGATATTCAGCGCAGGTGGCATTGAGGATAAGATCTACAAGGCTGTTAAGAGTAAGAAAAGCTATACGTTAAACATTTTTAAGAAGGATTATGACAAAATTTGAAATAGACTTCTTCGAGCTGGCATTCCTAGCCGAAGCATGCATACCACAGGTGCCAATCGGTAGGGCAATGTTCTGGCATCACCTTACCGACGTGTATTGGGAGCAGATGACTGAAGGAGAAAGAGATCGGTTGTTTGATTGGATGAATATGAATGAGCGTTACAAAGAAAGTCTTGAGAAGCATGAGGACACTAAGGTATTCCACGCAAGGTTTGATCCTAACAACCAGTATAAGGTGTACACAACATTTAATAGAAAAGATGCAAGCAACCGAGCGTTCAGAATGGACGGCCTGTATTATACCAAGCGCAATCAGTGGATTGATCCGGAATATATAAATAAAGTTGAGAAGATATGAACAGACTAGAGAAGATAAATGAATTGATAGAGAAGTATGGGCTAAAAAATAACACGAGAAAGAGAGATGTTCTTTTCAAGAGGTACTTTGTTTATAATGAGCTAAGAATATATGGTCTAAGCCTTTCTATGATAGGTGAAATATTTGGAAAAAATCATGCAACAGTTCTTAATGGACTTAGAGTTCATAAAGACATGCTGAGCTATCGTGATGCAGACTATGTATCAGAAACGGCTGTTATTCAATCTGAGTTAGAGGGGCTTGAGTTTGCATGGATTAGTGCTCCATTTAAACGTGATCGATACTACGACTTAAAGGAAGATTTATTAGAAGCTAAAAATTATAGCACATTTAAAAGAATTCAAAGGCGCGTAAAGATGGGTTTTTACGAAAAAAACTCTACATTTGTAGGTGACCGAGCAGCAAATACAGTCGAAACTGATCAAAAAGTTGGAGAGTGAGGGCTATTATGTGCTCAAGCTATCGGTTACTAACAAGCCAGGGATCCCTGACTTGATAGCTATACCAAAGAACTCAGATGTTAAATTTATAGAAGTAAAACGTCCAGGACACAAGCCGAGACCTCTGCAGGTTTATAGAATTAAGGAGCTACAGAACCACGGAGTATCGGCAACCTGGTATAATGGTGAGTATTATGATATCGAATGAAAAGAAATTAGCTGCTGTCATTGGCATCCTTCCAGTAATGATGGACTTTATGGAGGACATTAGGGATGAATATCCACATGTATATGACAAGAGAATAAAGAAGTCGGGCAATGATTTTATTGAGGCTGTTGAAAAATCAATCAACCATCTGTACAAGAAAATGGATCATGAGCAGGAGAAAGATGTGCATGAATTTTACTATGAGCTTGTCAACATGGGTAACTACTTTAGACAATGGTTAGAGGATTTATAAAGTTCACAATCATCTGGATCAGCCAAAATTTGGCCATTCCTTTTTGGGTGGTTGGGCACGTCCATTTGAGCTTGAATGTATATAGGGACATACATGAGATAATTATGTCCGTCGGCATGAACATAATAGTCGCAATAGGATTCTGGTTGGACTATAAA